GCGCCTGACCGCGGCCGAGATCACCACGCGCTTCCCCGGCGCTGCGCTGCCCAAACCGCGCGACGGCGAGGAGCCGGCGAAGCTGCGCGTGGTGGAAGCCGCCTGGCCCGATCCCCGCAGCGGCCATCGCTTCGCCGCCGTTCTCGACGCCGAGGACGGCCCACCAGTGCTGCTGGCGGGCGGGCGCTTCGCCGAGAATCCCTTCATCGCCTTCCGCTGGCTGAAGCTGCCCGGCGAGACCTATGGCCGCGGCCCCGTCGCCAAGGCGCTGCCCGACATCCGGACCGCCAACAAGGTGGTGGAGCTGATCCTGAAGAACGCCTCCATCGCCGCGACCGGCATCTGGCAGGCCGAGGATGACGGCGTGCTGAACCCGGCCGCGATCCGCCTGGTGCCCGGCGCCATCATCCCGAAGGCCGCGGGCTCCGCTGGGCTCACGCCGCTCGCTGCGCCCGGCAATTTCGATGTCTCGCAGATCGTGCTGCAGGATTTGCGCGCGCGCATCCGCGCAGCACTTCTTGCCGACCGCATCGCGCAGGCAGAGAAGGCGGCGATGACCGCGACCGAGGTGATGGAACGCGCCGCCAGCGCCGCGCGGCTGCTGGGCGCGACCTATGGGCGGCTGCAGGCCGAACTGCTGACGCCGCTGATCGCCCGCTGCCTCGCCGTGCTGCGCCGCCGCGGCGAGATTCCGCCGCTGGTCGCTGATGGGCGAGAGGTGCGGCTGGCCTATGCCTCACCGCTGGCGCGCGTGCAGGCGCGGGCGGACGCCGCCGACACGATCCTGTTCCTCGACGCCGCGGCGAAGCTCGGCGGCGACGCGGCGGCCAGCGTGGATGCGGGCGCGGCCGCGCGCTGGCTGGCGCGCACGCTCGGCGCACCGCCGGAAATCCTGCGGCCCGCGACCACACCGCACCCCGAAACCACCAACCAGGAGTAAGCCCGGCATGTCCGAGGATCTTCTCGACGTCCCGCCCACCGCCGGACGCGCAGCGCCCCCGCAGATCGAGGTGCCGGCGAAGTTCCGCGACCCGACGACCGGCGCCATCCGCATCGAGGCGCTGCTGAAATCCTATCTCGAGCTCGAACGCACGCTGTCGCGCCGCCTCGCACGCCCAGGCGACGACGCGCCGGAAGAAGAGCGCGCACGCTGGCGCCGCCTGCTCGGCGCGCCGGACACGCCGGAGGGCTACGAGATCACGCCCCCGCATGAGCTCTGCGGCCCGGATGAGGAGGTGAATCGCCGCCTGCATGCGGCGGGCTTCACCTGCTGCCAGGCGCAGCTGGTCTATGACCTGGCCGCCGAGCGTCTGGTGCCGCTGATCAGCGAAGCCGCCGCTGAATTCGAAGCCGGCCGCCAGCGCGAGAAGCTGCATGCGGAGTTCGGCGGCGAGGAACGTCTCCGCCGCCTGGCGCCGCAGATCGCCGCCTGGGGCCGCGCCAACCTGGCCGAGCCAGTCTTCGCCGCGCTGTCCACCACGGCGGAAGGTGTCGTCGCCATGCATCGCATGATGCAGGCGAAGGAACCGCCGCTGTCGCGCGACGGCGCCGATGACGGCGCGCCGGACGAAGCCGCGCTGCGCAAGATGATGCGCGACCCCCGCTACTGGCGCTCGCGCGAGCCTGATTTCGTCAAGCGCGTCACCGAAGGTTTCCGGCGGCTCGTCGGCGAGCAGCGCTGACAGGCACCTCTTCGGCTGCCGCCGCATGGTGCCCCTGACCACGCGGCGGCCACGGGGCGGATGGTGCGGGCCCCAAGGTCCCCATCCGCCCCGACGACATCCACGACCTTGCCCGCATCCAACCCGGTCCCCGGGCCTGCGGGCCGCGCACCACGACGCCGCCCCCAAGGAAGATCCCACGGGGGAGAACGGCTGGCTGGGCGCTTCCCGCAACCCGCGACTGAAGGAGGGCGACCATGCCCGCAAGCACCGATATCGACGCGGTCTTCACCAAGCAGTTCCAGGCCGAGGTGCACGAGGCCTATCAGCGCCAGGGCTCCAAGCTGCGCCCGACCGTGCGCAGCAAGACCGGCGTCACCGGCTCCTCCACCTTCTTCCCGAAGGTCGGCAAGGGCACCGCCGCGGCCAAGACGCGCCATGGCAGCGTGCCGGTGATGAACCTGGAACACGCGCAGGTCGAATGCGTGCTGCAGGATTACTATGCCGGCGACTGGGTGGACCGGCTCGATGAGCTGAAGACCAACCTGGATGAGCGCGAGGTGATCGCCAATGCCGGCGCTTATGCGCTGGGCCGCAAGACCGATGAGCTGATCATCGCGGCGCTCGACACCGGCACGAAGGAAGCGCTCGGCACCGCCGCCGGCACCACCGACACCGACGGGCTGACGAAGCAGAAGGTGCTGCTCGCCTTCGAGATGCTGGGCGCCGCGGACGTGCCCGATGATGGCCAGCGCTACGCCGTCGTCGGCTGGAAACAGTGGAGCCAACTGCTCGCGATCGATGAATTCGCCTCCAGCGAATATGTCGGGGACGGCGAGCTGCCCTGGCGCGGCACGCAGGCGAAGCGCTGGCTCGGCGCACTGTGGATGCCGCATTCCGGCCTGACCAAGGCTGGCGCGCTGCGCTACTGCTACTTCTACCACAAGACCGCGATCGGCCACGCCGCAGCCTCGGAGGTGCAGACCGACGTCTCCTGGCACGGCGACCGCGCGGCGCATTTCGTCTCCAACATGATGAGCCAGGGCGCCGTCCTTGTGGATGATGGCGGCGTCGTGCGCATGCGCGCCCGGGAGTGATGCGAATGCGCGCGCTGACCCGCCGCGCGCCCATTCCCGCCCTCCCCCGCTCTGGCGGGGGAGGGTCCGGTCCTGTCCGTCACCCCCATCACGGATCCCACCATGTCGCTGACCGCCCTCGCGCTCTGCTCGCGTGCCTTGCTGCGCCTCGGCGCCCAGCCGATTGCCTCGCTGACCGAGGGCACGGCGGAAGCGGAGGTTGCCGCCAATCTCTATCCCGGCCTACGCGACGCCGTGCTGTCCGCGCATCCCTGGTCCTTCGCCACGGGCCAGGCCGTGCTGGCGCAGCTGGCTGCCACGCCGGTTGCCGATTTCACGCATGCTTTTCAGCTGCCCACCGGCTTCCTTCGCGCGCTTTCCGCAGGCGGTGCGGGGCGCGGGCGCGGCATCGCCTATCGCATCCACGAAGGTCGCCTGCATGCCGATATGGCGCAGGTGACGCTGACCTACATTTTCCGCCCCGAGGAAAGCGCCTTCCCGCCCTTCTTCGCCGCCGCGCTTGTCGCGCGGCTGGCCGCGGAATTCTGCCTGCCGCTCACCGAAAGTGCCTCCCGCGCCGAAGTGCTGTTCCGTCTGGCGGAGCAGGAACTGCGCGCCGCGCGCAAGGTGGACAGCCAGCAGGACACGCCGCCCGCGCTCGAAGGGTTTCCGCTGGTCGATGTGAGGGGCTGAGCCATGCCCGCCGCCACCCGCCGCGCCAAATCGAGCTTCGCCGCCGGAGAGCTTGCGCCCGAGCTCTATGGCCGCGCCGATCTGCGCGCCTTCGAGAATGGGGCCCGTCGCCTCCGCAACGTGGTGATCCAGCCGACCGGCGGCGTCGCGCGCCGCCCGGGCCTGCGGCATGTCGCGGTCCTGCCCGGCCCCGCGCGGCTGATAGCTTTCGAGTTCAACACCGAGCAGACCTACCTGCTGGCGCTGAGCGATACGCGGATGCAGGTCTTCATCGGCGATGCCGAGGTCGCCTCCCTGCCCGCGCCCTGGACCGCGGAGATGCTGCCGCAGCTCGCCTTCACGCAGAATGCCGATACGCTGCTGCTATTCCACCCGGAGATGCCGCCCAAGCGCATCACCCGCACCGGCCACACCGCCTGGACGCTCGCCGACTTCGCCTTCACGCGCGAGCCTTTTCACCTGTTTCATCCCGATACGACGATCACACCCAGCGGCACGGCGGGCGTCATCGGGCTGACGGCCTCGGCTGATGTGTTCCGCGCCGGGCATGTGGGGGCGCGCCTCAAGCTCGGCGGCAAGCGCGTGCTGGTCACGGCCGTCGCCGGCCCGCGCAACGCGACGGGCAGCGTTCTCGACACGCTGGCGAATGCCAGCCCCACTACCGACTGGGAGGAAAGCGCCTTCAGCGCCGCCCGCGGCTGGCCAGTCACGGCCTGCTTCCACCAGGCGCGCCTGGTGTTGGGTGGATCGCGCGACCTGCCGAACCGGCTGTTCCTGTCGCGCAGCGGCGATCTCGGCGATTTCGACCAGGGCACGGGGCTCGATGACGAGGGCATCGAATTCGCGCTGATGTCGGACCAGGTGAACGCCATCCGCGGCGTCTTCTCCGGTCGGCACCTGCAGGTCTTCACCTCCGGCGCGGAATGGATGGTCACCGGCGACCCGCTGACGCCCGCCTCGATCCAGCTCAGTCGCCAGACGCGTATCGGCAGTCCCGTGGACCGCATGGTGCCGCCGGTGGATGTAGATGGCTCCACCGTCTTCGTCGCGCGATCCGGCCGCGCGGTGCATGAATTCGCCTATACCGAGGTCGGCGACGCCTATCAGGCGAACGACCTGGCACTGATCGGCCGCCATCTGGTCTCGACGCCCGTCTCCATGGCCTATGACCAGACCGAGCGTCTGCTGCATCTGGTGATGGCCGATGGCAGCATCGGCACGCTGACGCTCTACCGCGCCGAACAGGTGATCGCCTGGACCCGGCAGGAAACGCAGGGCGCTTTCCGCGCCGTCGCGGAAACCGATGGCCGCGTCTATGCCGTGGTGGAACGCGACGGCACGCATCGGCTGGAGCGCTTCGATGCCGCGCTTGGCCTGGATGCGGCACTGGCCGGCAGCGCTGCGACACCGCAGGATGAATGGAGCGGGCTGGCGCATCTGAATGGGCAGGAGGCCGGCGTGCTGGCCGATGGCGCGCCGCGCGCGCCGGCGCTGG